GCCCTGGGCCATATCACCCGTTATTTTGGGACTACGTCAGCCGCTCGAGCTCTTCGGTGAAGAGCTGCAGCCGTCCCTCTGGCGTGTCGATCAGCCAGCCGTCTCGGTTGCTGCCGTACACGGTGCCCTCTTGGTATCCGCCGCCAAAAGCCTTTGGGCAGCGGACGCGCTCGCCTGGCTTGGGCTTCCACACGCTGCCGTAGAACTCGGTAATGGCGGCCTCGGCGGCAGCGGCCTCTCGGTAGTGCGGATCAGTCGTCATCTTGCGATCTCCTTTTTCTTTTGGGTGGCGTACTGTACGCCTGTCAATCGTTGAGTCAATGGGCCAAAAATCAGCCGCAAACGGTGAGTTGGGGAGTCGTATTCGTGTACGCCGTCTTGCTGTGGCTAGCGTCAGTTAGGCTAGCGGGTATCGTCACTTCGGTCAACCAGCCAGCCCAGCGGACACGATCCGCAGGGCGATGATGAGAAGCTCGAGCCAGAACTGATTGGTCATCGTGTGGCCCTCCTTGGCCATAAAGTCCTGTGCCCGCCGGCCCTGTTGCCGGCGGGCTTGTGTTCGGTCAGGCGGCGTAGCCGATGGCTTTCATCTGGCAAAAAGTCATCTTCTGCTTGAACCACGGCAGCGGCTGATACGCCCCGTACTTGTCCATCCGAAAGGCCGACTTCGGAAACCACTGGGCGGTGACGTCGCGGCCATCGGCCAACAGGCACACGGCCTTGTCGCTGGCGTTCAGCACCGTCACGCCAGCAAAGCTGGGGTCCAGCTCGCTCCACCGCATCATCACCCAGCCGCTGGCCCAGTCGTGCGTCTTGGTCGTGGTGTCCATCGTTGCGTCTCCCGTTTGGCGTCTTGCGGGTCTCACTTGCCCGCGTATGCCCACATTATAGGTATCGTCAGTTAGGCGTCAAGTCCTTAAATCGGATTTTCTTTTTTGCGGGTTTTGCCGCTAAACGGAGTGGTTTTTTTGGCAGCAAAGGCATCGACTGGATGCTGGACCGTCTGAGTATCGTGCAGGCATGGGAGTTCAGCAGCGAGCCATGCGTGCCATCGACCTGCAGGAGTTCGGCCGCCGCAGCAGCCCGCCAGAGATGGTTGGCTGCCTGCACCTGTCGCCGCCGCAAAGCGAGCAGCAAGTCCTGCGGATGCTCATTCGCCGGCCGTTCGAAGGGCTGCGACTCCCGCATTGGCTCCAGTGGGTGCTTCCGCTGGTCGGCATGGCGGAGGCCAGGCAAGCCAGCATTGCCAGGCACCCATTTCTGTACCTGACCATTCGCAGCGGTGTGGTCTCGAGCCAGGGCGATGACCAGTGGCACGTTGACGGGTTCTCTTTGCAGTACCACCACCTGCCAGAGCAGAACTACATCTGGTCAGACTCCTGCGGAACAGAGTGGTACAACGGCCCGGTGGAGATCCCCGAGGACTTCGACCCGCTGCGGCACAATCTGCACAGCTACCTTCAGGAGCGGATCGACCCGGCCTTGATCTGCCGAGTCCTCGCCGGCCATGCGTATGTGCTTGATCCGTATGTCATTCACCGCCGCCCGCCAGAGACGGCAGGCAGCCAGCGGTGCTTCGTCAGGCTGTCCTACACGCCCATAGAGATCGCAGACGCCAACAACAGCCTGAACCCGCTACTGCCGACCAACTACGCCCGAGACGGCGTAAAGGAGTTTCGGGATCGCCTGGTGCCGTACGCAACGACCGCTCAGGCGGCGGCAATCTCAGCCGGCTAGCGCTTTCGAGTTGCCTTCTTCCGCTTTGCGGAAGGACGCTTGGCGGCGGGCCGCTTGGCCAGGTGCCGCTTCCCCTTGGCCCTGGTCGTCAGGGCGTCCTTGGCCTCGGTGGCCGCAGCCTCAGGGATCAGCCAGACCCGCTGGCCGATCCGCTTGGCACCACGGAGCTTGCCAGCGCCGAGGAGAGTCCGCACCCACGCCTCGGAGCACCCCATGTGCTTGACCGCCTCGGCAACGGTGAAGTACTTGCCCGGTTCAATCTCTGCCATTGCGACCATGCCCAAATACTAGGTTGCCGTTACTTCGGCGTCAAACCACCCACATTGCCCCGGCGAGCCGATCCCCCGTAGGATCGACCGCCGGGGCCAATGTTCGACTGGAGGCGGCGGGAGTTGTACGCCTGTATAGTATTGGGCCCAGGCGGAACGAAAGGGCCAACCATGACGATGACGTTCGGAGAACTGATTGAGCGGTACGCCACGCTGCGGAACCTCGACGCCAAGACGGTGTCGCTGTACCGGGGCCTAGAGGACAGGCTGACGAAGTTTCTAGGGCACGAGCCAACCGTGGCCGATCTCGACGACCTCGTGATCTCGAGGTACTTGCGGTGGCGTGCCGACACGCCTGCGTGGATGGGCCGCAAGCCTTCGCCGGCAAGCGTCCAGAAGGACAAGGTCATGGTGCAGGCCATCTGGAACCTTGCGGCCCGCAAGCGGTGGGCGGCAGAGTTCCCAGAGTTGCCACGCATCAAGGTTCCCAAGCGGTTGCCGACCGGCCGGGCCTACACGTCTGAGGATGTCGCCAAGCTCGTCTTGCGGGCCCGCAGGCGGCAGGGCACGACCGGCGGCAAGCCCTCGGCCTGGTGGTGGTCCACGCTTATCTACGCGGCCTACTGCACCGGCGAGCGGTACAGCGCCCTCACAAGCCTGCGGTGGGGACAGGTGGACCTGGCCAGGCGAAAGGTCATCTTCCTCGGAGAGACCCGTAAAGGCCGCACACGGGACATTGAGCGGGACATCACCACAGACCTGGCCGCCATGCTGGCCGCCCGTCAGGGGCCGCCAGAGGCCCTGGTGTGGCCCTGGGACCGCAAGAGCCGGGCCCAGTGGAACAGCCTCAAGCTGCTGTGCCGCCTGGCATGCGTGAAATACAGGGGCTTCCACGGGTTCCGCAGGACCGCGGCGTCATACGCAGCCCTGGCCGGCGGGACGGCTGCCGCCACGCAGCTGCTCGACCACGCCGATCCAAACATGCAGCAGGTATATGTCGATCCCGCGATCTGCCCGCAGGCACGGGCGACATTGCCGCCGCTTGACCTGAGCGGCCCGGCCGGCTGAGCCGAGCAAGCGGGGAGGCTGCGGTGGGAAAAAGGACGTAAACCCTGCCGCAGCCTCAACCCGCCGCCCGGCTCAATCTCTGCCCTGCCAGTACGTGACCCGCTCCTCGGCCCTGGCCAACTCGCACAGCAGCCGGCGGCGCTCCTCGAGCAGCCGCATCACATCGGCGGCCAGCGTCCCCGAAGTGCCGGTCCACGCTCCCTGGAACCGGCGGGCGCGGTGCTCCATGCGGACCAGGTCGTCCTCGGTGAGCGCCGGCCGCAGGCTATCCACCCTGTTCCTCCTTGTAGAGCAGCAGGGCCAGCAATGCGTAGGACGCCAAGTCCAGCAACGTGTCCTCGACGCCTTCGAACTCAAGCGACCCCGTGCGGTTGTACGTGGCCAGCCTCGTGACCTTGTCGCTCAGCCTGACCATGGCACCCTTCCACGATTCGATGCCCACGAACTCGGCTCCGTTGCGGATGTTTGCCAACGGGTCCGTGGAACTTCCGTAGTCAGCGCTCTTGCGGGCGTGCATGCTCTTGAGGCTGTCGCACAAGTCGTAGAACGCCTGGCTCGTCGGGTGGGTGCCGTCCCGCATGAGCGAGTCGCCCCGCCAGACGTTGGCCAGCACCTCGGCGGCACACTGCTGGGCCGGCTTGCAACCCGCCAGCGGCGGCGCACGATAGCCGATCAGCTTGTCGTCGCTCGGGTCCGTGTTGTCGAGCCGGTCCTTGACGGCCGCCCGTAGTGCATCGTTTGCCATCTCCAGCGTGACTGTCATGTCGTCGCCTTTCGTAAGTCTCGGTCACAAAACAACGGATACGCCCTTGTCACTTCCTGCCGCCCGTGGTCCACAATCGCCATGCCCTGGCACGGCCGCTCCGGGCTTGCCTTGATGCGGACAGCGTATGCGCTGTGTCCAATGACGCTGCCGTTGGCGACGTAGCGAGCACCACGGAGCCAGCCCCACGAATGGTAATGCCCAAAGATGGTGAGGTTCGCTTGGCGGTGAGCGTCCCAGCCGGCAATCGCCTTACTCGCTGGCAACGCCAACCCGTAAACGCCACCTGCGTATCGGATGGCATGGCCGTGGCAGTGCCGCACCAAGAACCCGTCAAGGTCCACGTATCCGAGGTGGCCGTGGGCAATCTGCCATTGGACGTTCTTGTTGCTTTCCTCGCGGGCCATTGTGTGGAACATCATCTGTTCCCACGAATGGTCCAGCTCCGTGGCGATTCTGTTTTTCTCGGTGCTGCGTCCGTGGTTGCCGGCGTTGGTGCACACCACCACCTCGTCAACGTGCTCGGCCACGCGGTTGATCAGCCCACGGAGCCGGGCCTGAATCCACAGCGTCGCATTCATCGGCGAGAGCTGGGCCACCTCGACGCAGTCCGGGTGGATGTGTCCCGTGATGAAGTCGCCCCCAAGCCAGATGAGCACCCGGCGGATGTCGGCCTGGTTCCGCTCGTGCTCGAGGCACTCCAGAAACCGCTCCTCTAGCTCGGCCATCCGCAGCTGACATACGTCAAGGCTGTAGTCGTTCTCGCCGTTGACAGTGGCAGGGTCCACCCGCTCCTCGCAGTGGATGTCTGACAGCATGAGGATGGCCGTGGCGGCGTGCTTGGCCCGCTTCTTGGCCTTGACGCTCTTGGTCAAGGGCACGGGTGTTACGCCTTGCAACGCAGTGAAACGGTCGGCCCGCTCCCGCTCAGCGTCAATCTGAGCCAAGGCGTGCTTGTACTTCGTGCGAAGCCCGGCCACCTCGGCCCGCAGCCGGGCCAGCTCGGCGTCGGCCTGGAGCTGCTGCTGCGAGGCAACATCGGCCAGCACTTCGTCGGTCAGCGTTCGCCGAGCCATTGGGCCACCTGCTTTTCTTTAGGCATTGCCCAACCACGCCGCCCGGCGGCAGCGATGATGGCGCGGGCAACGTGTCGCTTGGGCTGTGTGGCCGGGTCGTAGCGCCGCCGGATCTCCTCAAGTTCCGCCTGGGCCTCCGGCGGCAACTTGTCGAACCATGTCACCGTGGCTGGCTTGGCCGCATCAACGGCCGCCATAACTTCGTCGAGGAAGTTATTTGCCTTGGCCATGAGGCACCTCCCGGTATCCAAGGTTCCAGAGCGTGCGCCGGATGACGCGAGCCGCCTCGGTTACGGCCTCTTCGCTGATGCTTGGACCTAGGCTGGCGTGCAACAGCTCGTGCACGATTGTCTCTAGACGGGTGCCAGCCTTGAGCCGCTCGTCAATCAGGATGCGGGGCCGGGCCGAGTTGTCGAAGAACGTCCAGCCGGCAGCGTCACCCTTCAGTCGGGTGAATCGCAACAGCCAGCGTTTGCCGTCAATCGTGACGTGATGGTCCTCTGGCATCGGGCGTCCTTTCGCCCGTCAGTGTGGCCGGCGTGTCAACCGGCCGGCTCGGCCTTGCCCCACTTGCCCACGGGGCATTCACTGTCGGCCCATGAGAGCTTGCTGACGTACTTCCTGGCCCGCACCACCGGGCAACCGCACTTCGTGCAGGCGTCGTTCTGGAGGAACTCGCAGGCGGTGCAGATGTCGTGACGGCGGATGATCTCCTCGTCGCTTGCCATCGGCATGCCGGCGGCAACGTGGCCGACCGCAGCCTTGGTGAAGTTTTTCACCTTTGTCAAAAACGACGGGGCGTCGGTTCGCGCTAGATCGGGCTGTGACGGCATTGTCCGCTGGGGCGGCGTAAACCCAGGCTTCGGCTGATGCGGGTAACTGCCGTGCGCCTCGTCCACCGTAATCGTGTCGCCGTCTTGGCTGACAATGCAGGCGCGTACCTCGTCAATCGTGTAGCCACGCTGGCGGCAACGGGCCTCAAACGCAGAAATGCGGCCGGTAATCACGGAAACTCGTTTTCCGAAAACGGATAATATGGGCCTTCAAGGCCGCACCCGGGAGATCCATTTACGAACTCTTTGTCTTCGCATGTTTCGCCAGCAAAGAAGAAGCCATCATTCGATTCGCAAAACGACGCGGTCACGCCGTCTGCGCATCTTGTTATCAAGCCGCCGCCATTAGTTTCACACGCCCAAACTGTCGAAAATCCCCACGGTTGGCCAAAACACAAGCCGTTCGGCCCTGCCTGTAGGTCTTGTTGGCGGTACGCATAACAGCCATCAGAAAACAACTCCGTAGAATCATCTTCAGGCCCAATGAACTCACACTGCCACAATGGAGAAGGGCGTGTGTTGTTCGGTGACCCAGGCGGAAATAGTTGAATCCAGTATCCAGTCTGCGGTCCCACCACGTCTTCGCACAACGAGCGCGGGCACGCTGCTTCCGAATAGCAACACGCTCCAGTGCCGCCGCCGCAGCAGCACGCCTGCTCCGTGCCGACCTTGCCGTCACGCAGCACGAGCTTGCCGTCTTGGAGCGTGATGAGCGTCATGTGGTCGCCGTGGCGCAGGTCGTGATGCTGTACCACTGAGCCACGGCGCTGCTTGTGCTGTGGCCGAAAAGCTGAATCTCGCCAGCGGCGTAGCCAGCCTGTTTGGTCATGTCGAACGCCACGAGCGACCAGCCGGCCGAGCCACGCCGGGCGACCCACCCGTCACCAGCACCGACACCCAGGATGACGTTAGTGGCCGTGGCCGTTGCCGCCGTGCCAGACGCAAACGTGATGGCCTTGGTGCTGTTGTAGCCCCAGGTGCCTGTCCACGAGCAGAACTTGACGGCCCCGACGCTTGCGGCGTTTTGCAGTCTGGGCCAAAACTCAATGCCTTTGCCGTCGCGGTCGCCCGCCTCTACCTGCCGCACAACCTTGGCGATTCTTGCGGCAGCGCCTGAAGTAAACGCGACCTTGTCTGCCACGCTTTACTCCTCGATCACGGCAAACAAAAACCGATAACCGCTGTCGGCCGCCTTGGCGGCGTAACTGCCAGAGGCTAATCGCATGGTGGCGATCTCTCCAGGCCGCAGCTTGACCATGTCGTGCATCGTGGTCCCGTCGAGCCGGCCGAAGGTAATAGTGCAAGTGCTTTGAGTGGTCGTCACTAGAGACCGCATGAACGAATAGCCCAACGCGGAAAGAGTCGCCGTAGACAAAAGCGTGCTGGCAGTGCCCAGCGACGGCACTTGCACGTCGTAGCCAGTAGCGGAAACGGAAGCCGTCTGCGTGGCTGCAAACGTCTCTGAAAGGTTGCCCTTGGAAAGAGCCAGGTTGACATTGACAGAGAGGGACATGGGGACTGCTCCTATGGTGTTGGGTTTGCAAAGCCGCCAGCGCCACTGCCACCAGAACCGCCGCCACCGCACGGGCTGGGGACAGGAGCAGAAGGCTGGGTAAACGCTGGTGGAAGGCATGTAGCCGGCGGATTTGGCGGAGGGCCTACTCCTGGCTCCCAGTCGGTCGGCGTGCCATACGGGCTGTCGCCGCCACTGCCACCGCCTGGAGGAGTAGCAGGGGGCGGCGGCGCGGTGCCGCCGCAGTCCACGCATGGCAGGATGCCGGAAAACGAAACGGAGCCAAAGTCGAGTACCGGGGAGCCCAGCAGCTGGCCGTCATCCACAACGACCTGATATTTTCCGGCAAACCACAAGCAGCTTAAGCAGTCAGCAACCTTATTAAGATTTGATTGAAAAATAGTTTCAGCAAAACTAGCGGTGCCCGCAGAGTAACTAACCGGAGCAAAACTTTGAATGAGCCGCAGCCGTTCCGTTAAGAACTGCAGCCTTGCGTTAGCCATGGTGTTGGCGGGCCGCCCCGGTGCAGACACCGTGTGCGTAAACACGCCATTGTTAACGCTGATGCTGCCCATCAGAATTGCGGCTCACCAAAGTAGTTGCTAAACGGCACTGCCCGATGAACACGCCTCCACAGCAGCCGAGGCGGTTGCCCCGGCGGCAGCATGGCTCCGTTTTCGGCTAGAGCGACAGGATTTGCCGCAGGCACTCGCTGATCGTTTCCGTCTTCATCGCGAAACAACACCCACGCCCGCTGTTTCTGTCCGTTCTCTAGATAGTTCCAGCCAACGTCTGGCAGAATCAGCGGCCACCCTGACGCTCGGTACACCAGTTCTGATGTGATTTGATAATACCGCAGCTCGGTGCCGTTAACGACTTCTGTGGCCTGCTGCCCTCCGATGCCTGCGCACTTCCACGTAAACGCTTGGCCGCCTAAGTAGGCGGCGCTGTTGACGCTGTTCGTTACATAAGCGGCCAACGCCAGCGGAAACGTCGGGCGGTTTCCCGTGATTGTAGCACGAATTTCAGCTTCTTCCGTGGTCAGGTTCTCAAAGAACTCGCCAGCTGCATTCGTGAGCGGCTCTAGAGCATCGCCGTTGCTGTAGTACGCCACTGCCGGAATGGAAGCGCCGCCAACCGAAAACGACCAAGCGTCAGGACGCAATAATGGATTAGGCTCGTAATCCTTCTGCAGAAGTTCGTACCTGTAGGTGACCTCTACGTGATACGGACTTCCTGCATTTTCGGACAACGAACCTTCAGCCATCGACAAAAACGCATACTCTGGGTGGGACGCTCCGTGCCCAATCCCGATGGCATTTATGACAGCCGCATGAGACGTATTTGCATCGTTTAGCGTGGCGACAAACTTGCGCTCTGCGCTAGGGCTCTCTCCTATCCTGTGCTGATAGGACCGCGCTGCGATTTCACGAAAGCTGACGACGGCCACGGCTATGTCCCCAAAATATCTACAGGGCGAATGCCAATGCGAACCAACTCTTGGCGAATCCGCGTCAGCTCTTCCAGCTGCTGGCGGCTTTGCTCAATGGCTGGATCTTGTCGCCCCGTGGCTAACCGCAGAAACTCGGAGAACCCGCCGCTGGTGCGAATGTCCTGCACCTCAAGGGCCCGCTGCGATGGCCGCGAAAGCTCAGCGTTTAGCTCGTTGCGAATCTTGATGCCTTCGGCGGCTAGGTTCCGCAATGCGTTCTTGGCTTCGTCCGGGTCAATCAGCCTTCGCTTGAACGCATCCCTGACCTTGTTGAACTCATCACTGATTGTCGCGGCCGGCTTGAGCAGGTTGTTGTCGATGCCGAGGGCCTGGAGCTGCCGCTGGCGGTCCTGCTCGCGGGCCGTCTCAGCAGCTTGGCCAACTAGTCGCAGCCGGTCCCTGGCCGCAGCAAGTGCATCAGCGTCGCCCGCCTTGCGGGCGGCCTGCAACGCTTGCTCAGCAGCGGATCGCTCGCGGTCAATCGCCACCAAGTCCTGGGCCAGCTTGATGCGGGACTGCTCGCCGCCACCAATGCCCTCGAAGGCCAGGTCCTGCGTTCGCTTGCGGGCGTCCTCAGCCGCCTTCCGAGTGGCCTCTGCAGCCTCTTGTGCCGCCCGAGTGTCGGCTTGCCGCCGCTCGGTGACTTGCCGCACAGCGTCGGCAAAGCGGCTGTTTTCTTGCACAAGCTGGGTGAGTAGCACGCGCTGGTTGACCAGATCGCCATTGGCTCGCTGGGCGAGGTTCTGGATTTCCGCAAACTGGGACACCAACTCTTGCGGCAGGTTGACCGTGCCGCCCAACTCTTTGGCCAGCCCGGCAATAGCCGACTGAGCGGAGTTGATGGAGTCCTGTGCGATGTCGCCGATGGACAGGTCAGGGATTTTGACCGCGGCCTGAACCTTGGCACCGAAGTTCTGGGCGGCTGTGCCGGCACGCTCAAAGGCTTTCTTGTTTTCCTCGACAACTGCCGTGGACTTGGCAACTGCTTCTGCAACTTGCTTGCTGGCGTCTGTCCCGGAAAAGGCATAGCTTGCCGCAGCGCCAGCCAGGGAGCCAAACACGACAAGCAACAGGCCCACGCCAGTGCGAGACAGAAGCGCCGTGATCGCGCCCGACAGCGCGGCCGTGGCGGCTGCCGCGCCGGTCGTGGCAATCGTGTAAGCCCCCAACGCCAACGCGGCAGCACCGGCACCTATTGCCGCACCCTGAAGGTTTCCGGAGATGAACCCCAGCGTAGATGCGACAACTGGCAGCACTGCTGTTGCCAGAGGAGCAAGCACGTTGTAGGCAATCGAAAACGCACTGCCGACCGCTTCCGCGGCGCGGGCTAGTCCGCCGATTGCACTTTCGGCCGACGCAGCAACTGCCGATATGTCCAGCCCCTGCAAAAATCCTTGCACGGCACGAGCGCCAGCTGTCAGGGCAGGCTCTAGCTTTGACAACACCAGGGCTGCTGTTTGTGTCACGGCGGCCTGAGTGCGAGTAAAGGCATCATTGATGCTTTCAACACGCTTTGCATCGTCGCCCGTGAGCTGACTGCGAAACGCAGAAAAAAAGTTGTCGGCGTCTTGAAGGTTGCCGGCCAACTCTTGAAACGTCGGCAGCAGCTGTGCGCCAGACCTGCCAAAAATAGAGACCGCAGCAGCTGCCCGCTCAGCTGGGTTTTCAATGTTGGTAATAGCAGTGGCAATCGCCTCAAACTGCTGCGACGCACTCAGGCTGGACAACTCGCCAACAGACAACCCGAGCGCCCGCAGCGACGCCGTCGCCTCCCGGCCGCCCTTGCTGGCCTTGGTGATCGTTACCTGCGCCCTGGTGAACGCATTGGCCAGCGTCTCGCTCGAGGCACCGGACAAATCCGCCGCCAGCTGCAGCCGCTGCAACTCGCCAAACGAGATGCCTAGCGAGCGGCTCAGCTTGTTGGTGGCGTCAATGCTGGCCGAGGCCCCGGCCGTGAACGACGTGAACGACGACGCCACGGCCCGCACCGCCGAGACAAACGCTGTGCCCAACTGCAAGCCCGTCAGGATTCGCACGTCGCCAGCAGTCTGCTTGGCCGCCAGGCCGAGCTTCTGCAGCTCAACCACGCCAGCGTTGATGCCTTGGGCCATGCCCGCAGCATTCGCCGTCAGTTGAAAGCCTACAGCTACGTTAGCCATCTTGGTTCTGCTTGAGTGCTGCGGCCAGGGCCTTGAGGTTGTCCACTACTTGCGTCGGGTGCTGCGGTGTCAGCGAGTCCACCGGAATAAAGTCTTCGGGGCTGGGCGGCTTGTGTTTGCTATACGGGGCCAAGGTGGCGGAGATCTGCATGCCAGACTGCAGCCACGGATCGTCGAGCGGGCGGAACCACCGGCTGTAGGCAATCCACATCGAGAACTCGCGTGAGTCCATGTGGTCGATTTCAGCAAGTGTTTTGTGGAGGTGCCCGGCCAGACGCATCTTGAACTGCAGCGTCGGACGGGCGTTCATTCCCCCGCTAGCTTTTTGATTTCCTCCTCAGTGAGTGCGTTGTGCTTTAGGGCCGCATGCCACAGCTTGTGCATCACGTCGCTGCTGCGACGCTTGAGGGCAGCCACGCCTTCCGGCCCCGGATACAGCAGCTCCCCCTTGTCGTCGCACAGCGTGCGTGCCAGCAACTCTGAGCGAAAGTCGGGAATGGCCTTGCCTTCGGCCTCGAGCAGCTTCAGCTCGTACGAATCGCGGTCGCCCACGCTCATGAGCCGGATGCACACCTCGCCGCCCAACTCGGGGCATGGCACGGTGATGATCTTGGCGTCGGTGGCCTTGTCGATTTGGTCTCTTGTCAGCGGCATGTCTTACCCCAGGATGTCGAAGCTGTAGCTGTACCGTGTGACGCCGTTGACTTCCGCAACAGCCGCCACGTCCGTACATACTGCCGTGACTGTCAACGAAATGCCGCCGCCGGAAAGGGCAAGCGACCCGCGGGTGCCATAAATAGCGTTAGTGGCACCACCGAGAAGCTCAATCTGGACTTGACCAAGCGTTGCTTTAAAAGCAACGCCCCGCCCCTCAGGCATGCCGCCGCCGTAGTTAAACGACAGGCCAACAATCTCTGAGAGCGTGGCCCCCGGAAAGGTGGCTGTGACACCGGTTGAGTAAGTCGCCACGGTGGCCTCCCGTGGGTGTGACTACGCCAGCTGGAACTCGGCCGAGCCACGCACGATGTCGTTGAGCGTGAGCGTGACGCTGGAGCTCTGGCACGTCGCAGTGGCCGAGACGCTGACAGGGCCGGTGATGGCAAGCGTGCCAGTGGCGTTCTGGGCAATCGGGGAAGCGCCGATGTATTCAATGGAAACCGTCTTGCCGGTGTCGCCGCCGGGCGTCCCGGTCAGGGGCCGAGACAGCGAGACCACGCTGGCCCCGGTCGTCAGGCCCAGATGGCTGGCGTCGATAAGATCCGCCCCACCGCCCGTGTTTCCCAGCGAGTAAGTGACGCTGGTGACGGTGTAGTTGGAGCCCGCAAACGAGAAGCCGACGCCGGTTGCGTAAGTGGCCATGTGCTCTTAAGTCTCCTGCCAGGCAACGTCAAAAGTTTGGGTGACTTGGTACACCGGTGGCAGCTCGCTGCCATCCAGTTGCACGAAGCCGTCGCGCTCGCTTTCCAGCGCCACATGCTTCACATCTACACCGTACGCAGAACCGCTCCACCCATCCAGATTCGCCCGCAAGGCGTCAGCAATCTGGCGGGCCTCTTCGTAGGTGGCGGCATACGTGTCGATCTGCACCGACACCCGTGGCACGCCAACCGGCACGGAGAGCGTTTGGTTCCGCTCGATGACCGACCGCTGGTACACGGCAAACGGCAGGGCCGCCGACACCGGGGCCACGATGGGGTAAACGCGGAAGCCCAGCAGTTGGGCCGTCACGGTGCTGGATTCGATGCGGTGCTTTAGTACCTGCTCGGGGCTTTTGAGCATCAGATTCCTCCTGTGCCGCCGGTCTGCCGTTGAAACTCACGCACGGCCTTCTGCAGGGCCTTCCGCATCTCAGCATCTAACGCAGATCGCATCTGCCCACGGGACGAATCAAGGGCCTTCTGGAGCGGCCTGCGTGCAGGCGACGGGCCCACGCTGCCTTGGGCAATGAAGTCGACCGGGTAACGCCTTTTCCCAGGCGTGAAGAACGGCCCCCTAGTCGTGAACGACGACAGGATGCCCCTGGCGTTGGCCGGTTGCTCTTTGACCGTTTGCGCCAGCGTGCGGATCCGGCCGCCCAAGATCACCCGGCGGCGCTTCGTGCGACGGGTGCGGCCTGGGGTTCGTCGCTGCGTGCCGTACTCGACCAAGTGCGAATGGTAGGCCCGATTCGGCCCCTTCATCACAGTTCCGCCCGCAAAGGCCGGTGTTGCCATCTTCTGACTCTTGGCGTTGGTCGGTCGGCGGAAGCCCACCACGATCACACCCACCGGCAGGCCGAGCTTGTTGTTGGTGTACTCCCGGCTAACGCTGGTCACGGCCGCCAGCAGGTTGCCCGTTACCTCGCCTAGAGAAGCCACGTTTCGACGCAGGGCCTGCAGGCCAGGCTCGGCCGCTTTCTTGAGCGCCCGGCGCTGGTACTTGTTCGAGATGTCGGCAGGCAAAGCCTGCAGAGCGTCGGTGATTTCCTTGAGCGGCTCAGCCGCAAAAAGCGACTTGGCCTTTTTGCCAGTGCCAAGGGCTAGCGTTATGGCCTGGCGGCCGGCGTAGGGATTGGCCACTAGAGCGTCTCCTGGCAGATGAGCTCGTGCTCGCTGCGGTTGTTGTGCTCCAGCAGGCTCACGATCTCCAGCGTGCGGCCACGCCACTGGAGCCGCATCTGCTGCGTCAGCCCGGTGACGTATCGCAGCCGCACCCGGTGCGTGATGCTCACCTCGAGCTGCCCGGCACCCAACGCCTCGCGGGCCGTCACGCCCTCCACACTCGCCCACCGCTCGGCAAACGTCGCCCACGCCAGCGTGGTCTCGCCGAGGGCATTGCGGCTCTCGGTCGCCTGCTGGATCGTTACCCGCTCGCGAAGCTTGCCGGCGTCGATCATGTGCCGTACATCACCAGCGTGTAGGAGGCGGTGCCGGCGGTAACATCCGGCGAGACAGCAAACGTGTCCCCGCCGGGCAGGCTTACCAAGGTGGTAGCCACATACCCGTCAACGGAGTCGATAAAAGTGTCGTTCACGTCGCTGCAGTTCAGCCGCTTGCCCGTCGCAGCAAAGGCAATCCGCGACACATTGCTAAACGATACGAACTCGCCGGCAGCGTTCTTGTAGGTCGTTGGCTGCGTCTGCACCACAACGGCAGCTGTGCCAACCGTCCCCGTCACGACCGCCACCTTGCCCGTCGTGTATTCGGTCGCGTCCTCGAGACTGACCACCTTGAGCGACGTGGTGCCGTCCGTGTCGTGAAACAACACGTCTACGTTAATGCGGCCGTTAATCGCCATTAGCGGTAGCTCCCCCAGCGGTGCGTGTCGAGCAGCGCCTTGACGC